GTGGTACTGGGTTCCCCCTAGCATTTCTGCCTGGGGGGGTACCGACGGAGCCCCGGGGGATGGTATGAAACCTGACCCCGTCAAGCTGCGAACTTGGGCCGCCGCCGGATGCATGAGGACGCACACGCCCCTCCGTATGCGTCGTGTGACTGACGCACGTGGACCATCCACGGAGAAGGTACCGGCTTGGGAATCGAACCCGAGCGTGTGGTTTGAAATTAGCAACGTTGCTTTACCGCCGGGCCGTTGCGAAAACCCGACTCATCTGCTTTGCCGGCAGGTCGGCAGGTGAATTAGTGCTGGACCGTGAGTCAGTCCACAAGCATTGCCTGTGGTGGGCGCCCAATCGCCCGACTCGCGGCTTGAGCCATGCCGCCAACCGCATTGCCAACATTGGCAACGCTCTCCACGATGTCCACCACGCCATTGCCCAGCGATACAGCCTTGGAAATCAAGTTGTTCCAGGTGTTGTCGGGGGTGACCTTGTGGTGCACGTGCGTGGACACAGCCGCGTTGTCCATCGGGAACCTGGCTCGCCACTCAACCGTGATGAGATAGGTGAGCTCCACGCCGTCATTGTTCAGTACGGCCATGGGCGCCCAGCCCCGAGGGGCCAAACCATCGCTCCAGGTCCCGTCGATCTCCTTCCCGCCGTCACTGACAACGTTGTAGGACGTGAAATTGGACACATCGTCCATGTTCAACGGGTAGGAGTTCATCTGGATCCCTCGAAGGGCCAGCTTGCCGGCGGACATCAGGCGCGGCCGCATGAAAGACATGAGGCCGCCCATCAATTTGTTCCAGGTCAAGGACGTGCCGCCCCAATCAACTTGGGCAGAACACACTGCTGCGGTAACGATGCCGCTCGTCGTCTGCAAAGCACCTGGGTTCAGGATCTGAACGGACAGAGCAGACGGCACGCATCGCCCGCCCACCGAACCAAGCGGTGAGGTGACACGGTAAGACTCGATCTTGCCTTTCTGGTTGATGGAGGTGTCCAAAGGACTCTTCGCGTCGAGGGCAACCCCGACGATGTTCGTCCACTCCGCCGAGAAAGTATTACCAGCCTGTGACGTGAACTGGAACGGGGCAAACAAAACCGCCTTCGAAGCTGACTTAACTTGCACTGTTGTGCGAAGGACGGTGTATGGGCCCACTCCGCGCGGCAGCGGAATGTGCATCGGGTGGAACGCGTCCCATCCACAAAGCGAATAGCCGGGAACGGACCCAAAGGCCCGCGACGGGTACGCACCGACGCCATTTGCCAAGACGCGCTCTGCGCGAGACCGCACTGGGGCTCGGTAGTTCCTCGCGTCTTGCCGCTTGTACTGGACGAGAGCCGCAGCGCGGCGTCCCTTCGGCATCGCTCGAAGAGCATTCTGCTGCTTCCGAGTCAGCGGCATGGCTCTTCAAAATCAAGCACATGCACTTTCAAAGTAGGATGCAGTCGCAGTCGCTTGAGGATGTAGCGAAATTAGCCTCGAATTCAAGCAGTGCTTGACGTGCAAAACAAGGCAAGTCCGCGCAAGGTTCGCGCGGGTCAACGTCTGTCGTCATGACTACACTCCCGCCATTGTGTCGCCCCAACGACTAGGGCTAACGCATCTGCAGGGAGCGGTCCGTACCATTCACCCCAATCCCCTCGATTCCACGCTGAGTTTCCAGTTTATTCAGCGCTTCACCTCTGACCAAAGTGGTCCGCAGGCCTCATCAATGATGAGGTGGGCGTTACGTATGAGTTTCATTCGCAAAACCTCCCTAGAGTGGGATGCCCCCGTTACTCCCTTGTCATCGGGCGGGGTTGGCCTTCACCTCAGCCGCGCAAGCATGCGGCACCAGGCTCGGGCACCTTGGGCGTTGACTCCAAGGCACTCGGAAGAATAAGGCGGACTAACCGGGCTGCGTTCACCGGCAAGGGGGGTCTGTACATCTGGCATTGCTCACGGGCCTGATTGCGGGACCACAGTGCCAACCCCCCAAACGTCTCTCTCGACCCCCCGTCAATGGGTAGGCCCTGCGACTTCAGTATCACGAATTCCAAGTCCTCTCTGCTTGGAGTACGTGCATTAATTAACAGCTCTTAGCTGACTATTCCCAGTAGGACAAGCCGCCGATCCAACCGTTCGGCATGTCGTACCTCTGGGACAACACATGAGCAGTGAAATCGTCGTAACTCATGTTACGCAATATCCCAAGGTTTCCAAGCGTCTGTTCCTCATCTTCTGGTGTCACACCATACAAGCCCAACAGTGTGTCGGGCTTGACCCCACCGAAGCCACGGATGTCGTCATCAGTGAACTGCCCCTTGAATCCGTAGTCTTCCGCCCAATTCTTGAACATCTCCGACACCGTCGGCAATGTATTGGCGTAGGACAACGCGTATGAGGCAAACTTGCTCGCGGCAACCTGTCGGTAATCACCGTCCAGGGCCTCGCGCGAGCACGTGACGCATCCATTCGTGATGTTGCGCAGGAAATCTGGGGTTGCCTGATCAACTTGCAGTCGCCCATTCAGAATGGGGATCTTCCAACCCGTGAACTCCGCGACGCGCGTCTTCACGAATAGCTTCATGTTGAAGCCGCACCTCTCCCAGAACGCAATGATGTCCTGGACCTCCTTGTCTTTCAACGGAGGCGAGATGGTGTACAAGGTGTCATCGCCCTCGTGCGCGAATCTCGCGTGGCGAATACCATTCCACCTGTCCTTGAACCGGTGGCCCTTCGTGAGCAACAATTTCCCCTCTGAAGTGGGGTTCACGCTCACGAGGGTGAGGATGTGGTTTATCAACCAGTTCAAAACACTGGTACCACGATGCCCGGACCGCCTGATCGCGTCGATTACAAATACGACGTCGGCCTTCATGGCGGCGCAGGTCTTAAGCAGACGCAAGTACGCTGTGGTGTTCGTGTTGCGATGGCGCTCCTCAAAGCCGACGTCATCCGCACTGAACTTCTGCATGACGAGCCAAATCTGGTCCATCACGGCATTCTCGGTCAAATCCCGGACCTCCTTATTGCAGCAAGTATCCCAAGCAGAGCCGTCGGCCTCCACCACGGAATATTTGCGGTCCATGTCCAGGGACTTCAGCACGCGGTTCATGGCTTCCGCCTTCCCCGTGTGCTTGACCGAGCGGTCAATGTAGCGGTCAAAGAGCACGTGCTCCATGACCCACAGGAGGCCCAGAGCCATCACCTGGCCCGGGTCCCCATCCGCCACTATCATCCTTGGGGCCTTCCCCTGCGGTAGTGGCTCGTTCTTGACCGAGCATTTCAGCGTAAACTGCTCAGAGGTGCCGTTGAGCGCCTGCAAGTACGCTTGATCAAAGCGGGCCGAAGTCCACTTCTTCGACTTGCAGTCCTCAAGAGACCCCATGCTCAGCATGGCCTCTTGGATCGCCTCCTCCGTAAACACAGTGGTAGCAAACTTCTTCGCCGCAAATTTGATCTGATCCTTGTCAGTCTGCGTCATCGAAGGCTTCCTCTGCTTCTTCGTGATCCTTTCGTCGATTGCCCTCTGAATGTTTCCAGGGCAGTCCTCATGCAGGACGATAGGCACGGAAGGCTCGGCAATCACACGCCCGCGCGGACGCTCCGCTTGGGTTCCATCAGGGAGGTTTCCGTGAACGATGTCGCCCACGGTAAGCTCCCCCTGCGGTTCCGAGGTAATCGGAGGGTCGTCGGGGTGGTTGGTGAGGTTTTCCTCCTCCCCGTCCTCGACTGCTCCCTCCTCCTCGGTAACAGGACCGCCACAGTCCTGAACCCAGCGTTCGGAGTACGGTTTGCGCAACTCACATGACTGATTGATGTAGGCGTACGCCACGCTGGCCAAGCCGAGCCCGACGTAATATTTCCGTCGGGCCTTCGCCAACTTCAATCCGGCCAAAGCCGCGGCGCACACAGCAATGTGTGTCCGGACCCAATGGGCCCGGGGCCACGTGTTTGCGCACCGGGATGCTGCGAACTTCTCGGTCGTCAAATACGGGAGAAACCCGACGATGGCGTCTTTGATGAGAGGATCCTTGGCCTCTACGGCGCGCTGCGTCGTCGTCTCCAGATTCCCGAGTGTCACCGCAAGCTTCGCCCCTGCGGCAAGGTTCCGACGGTATACGCCTTGCACCTTGTCCTTCTCAGAGGCGGTAACCCGGATGGTCACGCGCTCCGTCTCGCCGAGCCTACTTTGGGAACAGTAGGCACAAACGGGCACGTCCGCGGTCAGCTCCCAATATCCACCGTCGACAGAGCGGCTTGCGGCCGCGTCGACGCTTTGCTTCGCACACCCAGGGCACGGGGCCTCGAGAGCTGCAGGAGTGCGAAGCATTGCGTGGTTTGCACACCCACGCTGTGGCTCGCGTTTAGCCAGGCTCCCCAATGGGGCGCCGTGAGAACGACTTCTCTCACTTTTGGTCTCGCAGGCAATCAACTCAAGCGCATCACTTGAG